CGTTTGGTCGCCGTCCGATACGCCGGTTCAGGTGCGGGCCCTTCCCCGGTAGCGGGTGCGGCAGCTCTGGGGGCGTTGTTCGTAACGTGTGCGGAAGCTGGAACCGTGTCTTCCCGCCTTTCCTTTCCCGAAAGGGAAGCCTCCTCCGCTGCATCGGCGGATGCAGAAGGGATTTCTTTTCTTGCTTTCTTCCCTTCTTCTATCGTGTGCGGAACCTGTGCGCTGCTTGTGCGCCCGTTGTGCGGCTGCTGTGCGGCCTCTTCCGTAGCAGACTGGTATAACTGCCAATTCACGACGGTAATCAACGTGCATACTTTTCCGAAAGTCTTGCGCGAGATGAAGCCGTCGTCCTCAAGCGTCGCCAGCATCCGCATCACCTGATACCGCGACAGGTCAAGCTCGCTCGCCAGCGAAGCCCCGGAACAGGCAAGCTGACCCGGCAGGATTTCCTGCCCGTGAAAGTATCCTTGCTTCCAGTTCGCCTTCTGGAGAAGGGTGATCATCAGCCCACGATACAGCGCGCCCCGGCTCCACGACTTCGAGTCCTCAATCTTGCGCCAGACCTTGAAATAGCCGCCCATACTCACACCTTTCCCTTGACGGCAGACCCGATTGCGGGCATACTGTCTTCAACGTTTTGATGAACTTGCATCATCTTTTCCCCTCTTGGCCCGTTGCTCCACAGCGGGCCTTTTTCGTGTTCGCGTGCCGAACCTTCAAGCGGCACTTCAATTCTATCTCCACACTTCGCGCAGGCCGTCCGATACAGCCAGCTCCAGCCTTGTTTCTTGCAGGGCCGCAAATGCGGATATTGCGCGGCGGCTTCCCTGAGCCCTTCCACCGTGAGGAACCCCACGGTCTCAGGCGACGGGATACGGTGGCGGCAGCGGATGATCATGACTCCACCATTTTCTTGAACAGGTTGATGAAGTAGATTTGCCCCTTGCCCGTGATTTTCGGCGTGCGGGTGATGCGGCTTTCCCCACTGCTTCCGATGCGGGTGCCCTCCTTGATCTCCATCCATCCGGCATCCATGCTTCTCTGGGTAGGCATGTTGGTCTGGGAACCATCCTTGTGCAGGTAGCCCCTGTTCCTGAGCCACTCGAAAAAGCGGTTCTGCCCGATGTCGTAGCCCGTGGCCTGCTTGATGAGCTTCGCCATTTCCCCCACGAGGATGCTGGTCTTGGCGACCTCGATGGACTCGGCGAAGACGACCTTGGGCTTCACCTCCTCCATCTTCTGCTCCAGCGCGAGACGCTTCTGTTCTTCAAGAAGCCGCTGCTCCTCCTTGTCCGCCCACGCCCGCGCCGCCTCCGCCGGATTCCTGAAGTTCGGAAGCGCCGGGGCACCGTAGCCGCCCGTCCTGCGGATGGACGGAATAACCTCATGCACGATCCAGCGTTTGAACGCCTTGGCCTCCGGCTTGCGGGACCGGAGGACGAGCGAGTACAGGCCCGGTTCTGAAATGATACGGCTATCGCGTCGCAATCCTGTGGAATCATTCAGAGTGTGGATAATATCGACAATAGGGCGTTGCTCGTCGTGCTCCAGAATGTCCGGCAGATCCCGCGTCTCCGTTCCGAGGACGGCGCATACATCCCGCGCCACAAACCACGGCTCACCTCCGTACTCGACCACGCGCACGGCCCCGAACTCCCTGTTCTGAAAAATTCGCAACCCGCTCATCTGGGGCTCCCGTCCAGTACGGGGACGGCCACAAAGCCGTATCCGTGGCGATAGACTTGCCCGCCAGCCAGCGGATCAAGGGCATCCGCCGCTTCGTTGTTCCATTTTGCGTTCGCCCTGAATTGCGCCTGAATGGTGGCGGCCTCGGAAGGCGACAGTTCTCCGTCGGCAACGGCGTCCAGAGTCTTTTTGTTCAGGATTCCCGTGTTCTCGGTCGCCTGCATGACCGCACGCGTGAGGTCTTCCGTGGTGGTGATGTTCGTTGCCGGGTGCATGTCCTCGACCTGCGCCGCGATCCAGTCCGCAATGATGGTGTTGCCGAGCGCCCGGCACAGGAGGGGGATGAGTTCGGGGGATGGCGTGTAGTCGTCGTACTTGTTGAAGTATCTGGAAACGGCAGCGGTGGAGAGGGACGAGCGGTTGGCTATCGCCTCGTTGGTCAGCCCGGAACGCTGCTTCGCCGCGTCCAGCGCTTCGTTGAACCCCATGTGCCGCAAGTTCATGCTCATGGTGTGAATCCTCCGTGTATTCATAAATTGCCGGGATTCGGGGTTTCGCCCATCCTGCATTCATGGAAACGGTTCATTTGCTCATCATCCTGCGCGTCCCCGTGTGGCGCGTCCGCATCCTGATCCATGGGGATCCCCGGATACGCTGGCGGGCGTACCGCGTCGCGGAGTACCCGACGCCCGAGGCCGTGGCCCGGCGGTGCGCGGAAGGGCTAGTGCGTCGGGAGGGTGATAAGTGCCACAATGACCACTCCCAAAGTGGGAAGGGCATCAGCCAGTGCGGTGCGTCTCCGCTTCGAATCCGGTGGGAGTGTTGGGGGTGGCTGGAGACGTGTAGATAAAAGGGGCGAGCCGGTCTAATGTTCTAGTATTCATACCTGCCCTGATACCTCTTTGTATCCTACGAATAATATTGAGGTTAACACCAGAAGCCTTTGCCAGACGATAGGCAGACCAACCCGTTCGTTCGAGGAAAGTATTGATGTCTTGTTGAATGCTCATGTCTTTTAGTAGCCAAACGTAGATATAAAAGCAAGGGAAAATCTATTTATGGCTAATAGCCAAATGGCTAGTAATATGCGAGAAGAAAACCTATGGGATTTTATGAAGAACTGATCGCGGGATTGAAAGAATCCATTGAGCGTGACTTTGATGGAAAGATTTCTCGACTCGCAGCGAAAGCAGAGACGCACACGTCTACGCTTTCCCGACTTGTGACGGGGGAACGTAAAGAGTGGCTTTCTCTTCTTGCGCGTGTTGCAGACGCCGCCGATTTGACGGTTATTTCTCGGAAATCATTTGTGAAAGAATCCCCCTTACTGCCTTCTGCCAAAGAAGTTTGTTGGATCGACGCAAAAGTGGTTCCGAATGGAGAGGTCGAGGGTCTTCCAGCAGCAGAAGATTTTCTTGCCGTCCCTATGGTTGAAGGGCAAGCTGCTGCAGGGCGTGGAAAAGATATTCAAGAAGGAATTAAGGGATGGGTTTTAGTCCGTCGTCAAAATATTTCTGCATGTCATCGCAATACGTTGTTGGCGATTCAGATTTCAGATGATGGCGATAGTATGGAGCCCACACTTAGGCCGGGGGATATCGTGTTGTATGACACCAACCCGGACAATTTTCGATTCCGACAGCCCGGTAATATCCATGTAGTGATGGAACCGGATGGTTCTGTCGCCATCAAACGAATAGCTGTGAAGCAATCAGCTGACGACACGCAACTTATTTTTTATTCTGATAATGCTACAATGCATCCCCCCCTCTGTTTTTCTCTAAATATGGATTATGAAGGGGAGATTACGAAGGCCGTGCTTGGACGAGTCGTTTGGGCATGGAGTGATCTACACATGAAATAGTCTTAATTTTTAATTTGTTACCGATGAGCCTCGCTTAGCGAGGCTTTTTTATGGTTAACAATATAGCCAAATGTAGAAATTTTGCTTGATCTTTAATCTACGTTTGGCTACCTTCTTTTTATGACGAAGCATCAAGCGAGTCATGAAGGTTCTTCGACAAGTAGCGCGACGAAGCCCCCAAACCCGGCGTTGTACCCGTCGAGCCCCCGCGTAACAGGCGGCAAGGCCATGACCACGGCAAGGCGTTGGAGCATTGGTAAAAGAGCAGGGCGGAGCCCCCGGCGGATAAAGCAAACCGGGGAAGAGAAAGGAAGAGGAATTGTAAATTTTCGCATTGAACCAGCCGGAACGATAACGGTTCTGGCTGGAAACAATACGAAAAAGCCGGGAGGAGCAGCCCCGGCATGCGAAGGTGTGACGAGCGCCGGGCCGTAATGCGTGATAAAAAACGACAAATTACCACATAGCACGAGGTGAGTACGAAAAATCGTACTCTTAAACCATGCTTGAACGTATCTGGTAAGAGTGGGGAAGAAAAAGGAAGAAGGATTCACTTTTAGGATGAAATTAGATAGAGAACAAAATACTTCATATCTATTAGGAGCATAGAGCTCACCGAAAAAGGGAAGCTTTATAGTCTGTTAGTACAAAAAACTACAGGAAAAATCATGAGCAAACTTCTTGAATCCGTCCACACTCTTGTCATTGATGGCGATATGCCTGCAAAAGCAATAGCATCCGCCATTGGAAAACCCTACTCGACTCTGCTCAGGGAGTGCAACCCCTATGGCAAAGGTGCAAAACTCAGCGCAGAGACGTTCATGGCAATCCTCAAAGCCACAGGGAACATCCAGCCTCTTGAACTCATGGCGCGAGAACTCGGTTACAAGCTTATTCCTATCGATTGATGATCCTTGCATAAAAGGGGCGGCGGATCTCCCGTCTCCCCAACCCATGCGTGGACCTGAGGCGTATGGAGATGTGCGCCCCCGGCGGGGATGGCCCCGCCGGG